ACGGCTGTTTTTAGTTTTGAACCGGGATTTGCTCTTCTATAGGCAGCGACACCGGCTCGTGTCATACCTGCTCCAGACTTTGTAGATCTAAAGTTTTTTTTATTTCTTGCAGGCATATTATCCTGTTTTCTCATATTACTTTTTCTTTTTAGCTGTCTTAGCTGCTCTTTTAAAATTTGCAGCAGTTGGCGCTCCTTTAGAGCCAGGTTTTCTCATTTTCTCACCTGATCCCGCAGCGATTCTTTTTTTCTTAGCATGAATATTTGCGTATAATCCACGTTTTGCCATTTTTTTCTCCTTTATATTTTTGCTGGTTTAAATCCAGGATTAGAATAATATTTTTTAGAAGATGGATTTCCTACTTCTACTCCACCTAAATCTCCAGAGACATAACTTCCAATATAATTTTTCTGAGCTTGTCTTACCATAGAGTTTTCTCCAGAACCTTTAGAAAAATGTTTTCTACCTTCAAGAGCAATTGTTCTTGAAGACTTAGTAGGAATTTTTTTCTTCTTCCCACCCTTCATTTTCTGAAGTAGTTTCTGAATATTTTTTCTGGACATTATCTATTTATTTTACCAGACTTTTTAGCTTTGCTTCCAAATCTTCCATAAGATTCATCTCTGCTAGCTTTTAACTGTGCAGGAGTTCTTTTCTTTTTGATTCTCATAGCAATAGACTCATCTTTTCTAGCTTTGTAACCTTGTTTTTTCTTACCGACTTTTCCACCTTTTTTATACATTGCTCCACCTCTCATACCCATATCAGGTGAATAGTAACCAGATGCTTCGTCTGCACGAGCTTTGCCAGAAATCATTTTTCCGCCGCCCATTTTTTTTGCTCTTCCACCAGCCATTAAAGCTTGTCTAGAGTTTGTCACTTGTTTGTTAAAGTTTCTATTTGGCATTATTTTTTTCCTCCGTTTTTAAATATTTGCGTTCCCTTTATACCATAAATCGACGCCACCACAAGTATCCACAAATTTGTGAACCATGACGGGAGCTGCTGAAACTGCTCAAAGAACTGTTTTATCTTTTCTGCTGCACCCGGATCGTCCGAGAACACCCCCCAGGCGATCACCAAAATTGGCAGCGTGAGAATTACGAGGACGGCCTCGTCTTTCCAGTCTGATTGACGCGCTTCTAACAATTTTCCTTGGTAAGCTTCCTCACCACGCGCTTGACGCTCTGCATGTAACAGTTGTGCGTCTGACATTGCAACTTTTGCTCTCTGCTTGTTAGCGTAAATTTTGCTTCCAGCAGATACAGCTAATTTAATAGCACTTAACCACATAGTTTAGTACCAAGTTGCAGTCTTGCTTTTAGATTTTAGCATTCTTTTAGTTCCTTTTACCTCAACTTTGTCTCCAGTTGGGATAACGTTCCACTGCATACCGTCTGCAAGTGTTTTTGCTCTAGGATCTCTTTCAAGATTCTGAGAAGGAATGCTAACATCTGTCTCTTTTGTAAAAGATTCTTTTTTAGACATAGTTTCTCCTTATTTTTTTCGTAACTTCTTCAATGTTATAGCAAATCTAGCTCTTTGTCCAAGCTTTCCTGGTTTTTTAGCCGCTGCTTTCAATTTTGAAGCTGGAATTGTCTTGCCTTTTTTAATACCCATTGATTTTCTAAGGGCTCCAGGTTTTTTTATTGCTTTTTTGATGTTTAATGTCATCTATTCTCTCCTTTGTACTTCTCAATTTCAACACTTGGTATCATTTTGTCTACATTAGGTATAGATTTACTAAGTATTGTCTTCTCAATTGATGTATCAGCTCTCATTTTAGCTAATTTATCGTTTTGTTGAAGCTTGTCTTCGTGTTCTTGACGGTTCATAACCGCTTTCATACGATCTAAATTTATTTTTTCCTGTCCTTCAACTTTTTTACGCTCATTATCCATCGCTCTAAGGTCTAACTCTCTTGCTCTTAGCTTCGCAATTGGATCATTATCAAATTGAGAGGTAATTGATTTCTCTTCTTTTAAAAATTCCTCCATCATTTCTGCAATCAACACAGCTTTTCTTGCTTCTATCTGTTGAGACATCTGCATTACCTGTTGTTGCAACTGCGGATTCTGTTGCGCCATCTGACTCATCTGTGCAATCTGCGCTAACTCTTTTGGAAACTCTAACTCTATCTGTTCTTGAGACATTAAACTGATGTGTTCAAAAATATTTTTCTCCATCGCTGCCATAACCATTGGATTATTTCTTGCAATGTTAGTTGCCATAAAATTTAAATGCGAAGTTATGTGAGCTCTATGATCTTGTCCAGGGAAAGCTTGAAATGGTTTGCCTGAAAGAGCCATGATGTTTTCTAAACTTGGATCTAAAGGTGTAGGTTGTTGAGGTTTTATTAATAACGTATCAATATCTTTTACACCTAACGCCTCGTACATATTTCTATACGCTTGATACAAATTGTGTATCTGCGGATTAGAAGTTGCCAGCTGCAACTCTGTTTGCGCGAGGGAAATACGCTGAGTTTGAGAAAAGATGTTAGGGTCAGCAACTGGCAAAATATCTACCCGATCATCAAAGTCTGCTTGTTTAATCATTCTTTGACCCCCAACGATGTCGTACGGATATTCCGGTGGTAAATATAACTTGAATACTCTTGCAAGAAGTTTGAATTCTTGTTTTAATGAAGAGTAAATTCTTTTGTGAATTGCAGACATAGTTCTGCTTCCACGTTCTAATAATGCAACTGTTGTTCCAACCGCAGCTTGTTGATTGCCATCACCAACTTGTAAATCAGCAATAGACGCAAATCTCTGGCCAGCTTGAACAACAATACCCATTAAGTTTAATAACGTTGCCGATGGTTCTTTAAATGGCAACATCATAAATGAATCTTTTAAGTTTCCACCAGGAGCATCTACATCTCTAAATTCTCCAGGTTGAATTGACTGCGCATCGTCTCTAATTCTAATACCACGCATTTTAAAACCAGCTGGTAAGTTTGATAAAGTTCCAGCATCTAATAATTGTCTTAATGCTGCAGTTGCAGTTCTAGACAATCCACCAATCATGTGGATTAAACCAAAACCATAAAAGCCTAGACCAGGTAAAAATTTAAAATGAACAAAATATTCAATTTTATTTTTCTTCGGATCTCCAATTTCGTAATTTCTTTTAATTGATAAAACATTTCTTGATGCTTCTTCAACTGTTACAATGTATGGAATTTTAATTCCAGAAGGCTCACCAGATTCATCTTGATCTTCAAATCCTTCTAGGTCTAAATTAATATGACACTCTAACAAAGTATAAACATCATCGTCTTGAGTTTTTCTTTGTCCTTCTAGTTCTCTCTCTTTTTTCTCTACTTCGTTTTCAACATTTCTAGGTGTGCCTAACTCTATGTCTCTATAGAATCCTGCTACTTGTTGTTTTCTTAATTCGTTTTTAGAAATTTTTACCCGATGGATGATTGCTTCCGCATCGTCTAATGAGGTAGCAGTATACGGTACAATCAAATCATCTGCAGGTACAAACTTTGATGTTGGAGCTCCTTCAAGTTCATCATAATAAACTTTTTTAAAAGATGATCCTGCTAGTGGTAAATAAAATAGCATTTGATCAAAGTCTGGCTCATAGTCTTTCATTTTTTCCATGAGCTCGTAGTTCATGTAATCTTTTACTCTTTGCGCTTGTTGCGCTTTTTCTGGATTAGGCGCACCAATAACAGCCGTTCTAACTGGACCGTCTGCTGGTAATAATTCTTTATAAGCCAATGCTTGAAATTGTGTAACCGCTTCCGCAAGAACTGGGTGAGTAGCACCCGATGCTCCTTGGAAAGGTTCAGTTCGCATATCATATTTAAATCCTAATAAATCTAATCCTGTTGTGTAAGTCTTTTCCCAATCTTTTCTACCCATTTGGTAGTCTTGATATTTTTGAGAAAGATCTGCTCCTATTTGTTGTAACACATCGTCTGGTAAAAATTCTGCTAAGTTAGCGTAGTGTTCATCGCCACCTTCTGGTGAAACTGCATTAGGATCAAAATTAATATCTACTGATCCATCTTCATTCTCGGTTGTTTCAATGGGTCCTGGTGCCTGTTCCTCTTCTACTGCTACTTCTTCTACAGTTGCTTGAACTTCTTCATCACCTGGTACTCTAACCGAGCCTCTTGGACCTTGCGTCAGGGACTTGTCTATTTTGTCTGCCATTTCTTTTCTCCTTCACTGTTTTAACAGTATTATAATTAATATTCAACCCTTGTGGCGTGGGTCCTGCTTCAGGCGGCAGGAGCCAGGTCTTAGGATATACCTGCGATTTGTTTCGCGTATTTGCCATATACTGGTCCTCCTGTAGCTTTTCTCACTTTCCATTCTCTAGATGGAGTGGGATAATAAAATTCATCTTGCATAGATTTAATCTGACTTTCAGGGACACCTATTTTTCTAAAATAATCTCCTAATATTTCCGCATTTTGAGCTATTACATTTGCTTCATAAATTTCTTTTTCTTTTGTAGATAAGTCACTAAATAATTTAGCTTCAGGATTAATCTTATCTATATAGCCGATTATATATTTTTCATCTACATTGCTCATATCTACAAAAATATCTTCTGATTTAAATTTTTCTCCCACTTTAGGAATTTTAATGTCTACTTGACCTAAACGATCAGTATGGCCTGTTAGATATTTTATATATGAATCAGAAATTTTTAAATCTGGTCTTGCTTTTTTAAGTGCAGCTTTTAATTCATCAAAATCACCAACGGTCTCTACCAACTCTGAATAATTATCTTCCATTTGTTCTTTAATGTCTTTTAATCGAGTTCTTTGATCTTTTGTTATTTCTTTACCCACCATATCATTTAATTCTACAAACCATTTATTATGTTTAGACTCATAGCCGGTAACTTTTTTAACCTCTTGATTAATTAAAGGATCTTCATAAACCAAAGAATTTATTTTGTTAACATTTGAGTTTTTAAATAATTTTTTAAATTTATCGGTTTCTTTTATTGAAACAGTGTGTCCTATATCATCTATTACATAACGTGGTGCTATTTCTAGATCAACTTTTAAACCTTCTTCTTTTAAAAGAGAATTAACTCTACTTTTAGCAGTATTTAATACCGCACTATAAAGCTCTGGATCTAGTCTATTTTCAACTTCTGTTCTTTCTGTTTGAGACATAACTTCTCCTTTTACTCGTTTACCTTTATTCTTTTCAGTCAACACATTTACAACATCAGATAATTTATATGTCTTGTACCTTTTACCAGGCACCTCTTTACTTTTTATATCTAGTTTATTTAACTCTTGAATAAAAGCATCTCGTTCGCTTTTAGCTAACCTTTCTGATGATCCATCTCCAAATTTAAAATCTAATACATTAGCAATATTTTGTGGGGACATGTATTCGTTTTTATTTTCTTTGGTTAGAAAATCTTTAAAATAATTTTGATCTCTTTTTACTTCAGTGGTTGCATCAATATAACGAATTGGATTTTCTGGAACTTCTGTAGTTATTATCTCCTCAGCGACAGTACTTTTTTGTGGTGCTTTTCTATCTTTACCCCCAGTTGTTCTAAGTATAATTCCTCTAACATATTCTCTATTTAATCCGAGACCTTTTTCAATAGCAGCTTTTTCATTACCACCATAGTATTTCTCTTTAAATTCTATAAAAGCCTCTACAAATTCTTTATCTTTTGTTCTATCTTTTTTAGTAGATGTTCCAATAAAGTCTGCTCCTCTATAAG